TCGCAATCGGCGACAGCGAGGAAATGCAGAAAGCAATCGCTATGCTGGACGAGGTCAAGGAAAGCATTATCAATGCCTATGAAATCAAGACCGGGCAGTCCCGTGCGAAGCTTTCCCACCTTATGGACGCCGAAACCTGGCTCAATGCCAACAAAGCAATTGAACTGGGCTTTGCGGACGGCCTTCTGGAAGATGAGAAAAAGAGGATTCAACCAGAGGACGTCACCTATGCTTTCAGCCGTCGGGCGGTAACGAACTCGCTACTGAACAAGGTTAAACCCAAGATACCCAAACAGAACAAAGGCACACCCGTTGAGTCGCTGGAAAAGCGGCTCTCTTTAATTTCACACTAAATTTTATGGAGGTAACATCAATGAACAGAATTCTTGAACTGCGCGAAAAGCGCGCAAAAGCATGGGAAGCCGCGAAGGCTTTCCTCGATACCAAGCGCGGTGCAGATGGACTGGTTTCCGCTGAGGATACCGCCACCTACGACAAAATGGAAACTGACGTGGTCGCTCTCGGCAAGGAAATCGACCGTCTCGAAAAACAGGAAGCACTCGACCGTGAGCTTTCCAAGCCTCTGAACACTCCCCTCACAGGCAAGCCTGCCGTCCCCGGCATGGAAACCAAGACCGGCAGAGCGTCAGACGATTACCGAAAAGCGTTCTGGAACGCCATGCGCACCCGCGCCGGAGAGGGACTTGACCCTATCGTGAAAAATGCGTTACAGATCGGAACCGACACCGAGGGCGGATACCTTGTCCCGGACGAGTTCGAGCGCAATCTTGTGGAAGCCCTTGATGAGGAGAATCTCTTCCGCAGACTCGCAAACGTCATCACCACCTCTTCCGGGGACCGCAAAATTCCGGTCGTTGCGTCCAAGGGCACAGCCTCCTGGATTGATGAGGAAGGTGCAATCCCCGAAAGCGACGACAGCTTCGGTCAGGTTTCCATCGGTGCGTACAAGCTGGGAACTATGATCAAGGTTTCCGAGGAACTGCTGAACGACAGTGTGTTTCCGCTTGAAGCCTATATTTCAAGGGAATTCGCGAGACGTATCGGCAACAAGGAAGAAGAAGCCTTCTTCACGGGCGACGGCTCCGGCAAACCGACCGGCCTGCTTGCTGCTTCCGGCGGTGCGCAGATCGGTGTAACCACAGCGGGCGCTACCGCTATCACCATAGATGAGGTGCTCGACCTGTTCTATTCGCTGAAAGCGTCTTATAGAAACAAAGCTGTGTTCGTAATGAACGACTCCACTGTCAAGGCAATTCGCAAGCTGAAGGACGGCAACGGTCAGTATCTCTGGCAGCCCTCATTGCAGGCGGGCACTCCCGATACCATTTTGAATCGCCCTCTGTACACTTCAGCCTATGTTCCTGCAATTGCTGCGTCTGCAAAGACGGTCGCGTTTGGCGATTTCGGTTACTACTGGGTTGCCGATCGTCAGGGTCGTGTTTTCAAGAGACTCAATGAGCTTTATGCAGTCACCGGTCAGGTAGGCTTTGTTGCAACTCAGCGTGTCGATGGAAAACTGATTCTGCCGGAGGCTATCAAAGTGCTCCAGCAGAAAGCATAACGGAGGTGCGCTATGAGCTATAACACAAAGAACTACACCGAACAGGGCGGTGAGAAAACCGTCATCGGTGGAACGCTGGAAATCAGGGAGGGAGCCTCGGTAGCGGGGCTTCCTTCTGCAATTAACCAGGCAACCAGTACAGCTACTACCGTAGCCGGAGTCAAGGACGATTTTAACGCTCTTCTGCTCAAGTTAAAAGATGCCGGTTTAATGACTCCGGATGCATGGAATGTATCAGTTTCTAAAATAACCACACCCAGTGGCGAGGATATAATCGCCAACCAAAGTAAGGTTACGGCGATCACCATTGAGGACGGTGTTATTACCGTTGCGGCTCCCGTATCGGAGCTGATTGCTTTTCCAAGCTCTAATCCGGCGCAGGGTACGCACAAGTGGATTGGTATGCTCATTACAACAGGACTTGCAGATATTACTGTGGTTAAGTATAACGGCTCTCAACTTACAGCCGCTGATGCTACTGAAGCCACTACTGTCGGTGGTTCAGCCGGAGATATCGTCATGTGGCTAAAATGCGATGAAATCATAAATACGCCGAAGGTCTTCACACTCTGGGCTTCCGGCTATCCCGAAGCAACCTTCACTGTGGTCATCGCAGAACCGGAAGAATAATGAAAGGACGGTGGCGGTATGACGCTGCTTGAAAAAGTAAAAGCAAATCTCATCCTGGAGCACACGGCGGACGATGAACTGTTGCAGTTATACATATCCGCCTCTGTGTCCTACGCTGAGAGCTATCAGCATCTCACGGAAAGCTACTACACCGACCATCAGATGCCGCCTACCACAGAGCAAGCCGTCATTATGCTGTCGTCCCATTTCTATGAATCCAGGGACGGCAGCACTGGCGGCTTTTTCTCTGACAACGTGCAGGCCGGACAGCAGGTATGGAATACGGTCAACCTCCTTCTGCGGCTCGACCGGGATTGGAAGGTGTGAATATGAGTTTTGGTAAGATGAATTCCTTCATTGACATCATATCAGTAGAACCAGTCAAGGACGCCGATGGCTTTGTAAATCACGGGGACACAGTTCTTGCTTCAGTCAGAGCATATTTTGAGCAAAAGAACTCCACAGAAAAGTGGCGTAATATGTCTCAGAGCAGTGAGGTTAACGCCTTGTTCCGCTTACGCGCCATACTGGGCTTCGAACTAAGCAACCGTCACATAATTGTCTGTGAAAGCAAACGCTACAACATATACTCGGTTGAAAATGTAAAGAGCCGTGGAATGTATCTTGAAGTATTGGCGGTGTGCGCTGATGGCTAAGGTAGACTTCAAAATGCCGGAAGACTTCCTCCTAAAGGTGTCAAAGCTGGCTGAAAAAACCGACGAAATCGTACCAAAGGTTCTTGAAGCCGGTGCCGAAGTCGTATATGACAAGGTAAAAAGCAACCTTTCTTCTGTGGTCGGTAAAAACACGAAGATTGAAAGCCGTTCCACTGGCGAACTTGAATCAGCGCTTGGCGTATCTCCGGCCAAACAGGACAGAGATGGTAATTTCAACGTGAAGATAGGCTTCAAAGAGCCGCGTTCGGATGGCGGCAGTAACGCTAAAATTGCTAACATCCTCGAATACGGCAAGCATGGTCAAACCCCGAAGCCTTTTCTGAAACCCGCCAAGAGCAAATCAAAAGACGCTTGTATCGAGGCTATGACAGACAAGCTGGAAAGCGAGATTGATAAGCTATGAGTATATTGTCCGAATTAAACGCACTGTTTGAAAACATAAATAGCTCTGTCGAAACAGGTGTCTTCAGCGGTGTGCCTCCCGATGAGTATTTGGTGCTGACACCCTTAAGCGACGCCTTTGCTGTTTTCGGTGATAATAAGCCGCTTGCGGATATAAACGAGGTCAGGATTTCGCTGTTCAGCAAAAACAACTATTTACAAAGAAAGAATCAGCTTGTGAGGATACTCCTCCAGGCTGATTTTGTTATTACCGACCGCCGGTATATCGGACATGAGGACGATACCGGCTATCACCACTACGCCATCGATGTGGCAAAATATTACGAACTGGAGGAATAGCAAATGGCTACTATCGGGCTTGATAAGCTCTATTACGCAAAAATCACGGAAAGCACGGTCGGAATCGAAACCTACGGCACTCCCATCCAGCTTGCCAAAGCGATGAAAGCTGATCTATCGGTTGAACTGGTGGAAGCGACTCTTTACGCCGACGACAGTCCCGCCGAGGTTGTAAAAGAATTCAAATCCGGAAAACTTTCACTCGGTGTCGATGACATCGGCACAACCGCTGCCGAAGATCTGACCGGGGCGAAGATTGACGACAACCATGTTGTGATATCCGGCGGTGAGGATGGCGGTGCTCCCATTGCTATCGGGTTCCGCGCAAAGAAATCCAACGGCAAATACCGCTACTTCTGGCTTTACCGCGTCGTATTCGGTATCCCGGCGACCAACCTGCAGACAAAGGGTGACAGCATCACCTTTTCCACCCCGACCATCGAGGGTACGGTCTACCGCCGTAACAAACTGGACGGCAACGGAAAACACCCGTGGAAATCAGAGGTCAACGAGGACGACACAAGCGTTCCGGCATCGGTTATCACAGGCTGGTACACGCAGGTTTATGAGCCTACGTTCGCGGCTCCTGTCGGAGGTGGCGAATAATGGCTGATGAAAGAAGCGC